TTTCTGTATCTTCTAACACAACATAATTAGTGCCTCTTCTTTTTACAATTCCTTTAAAGTCTTCTTTGACATTATTAACTTTATCTCCGATATTAAAAATCATTTCTCTAATGTAGAGGTCTCTAATTTGTTGTTGTTCAAATTCTTCTAAACTTGCAACAGGTTTATATGTTCCTAAACCAGCATGTGCCATACCGCCGTATGAAGCTGCAAGTTTCATTCCTTTTCTTACGTCTTTCATTAATCTATCTGCGTCAACACCTCTAGGTAATCCTTTTTTAAAATTATTTAAATCACCTTTGGCAGCCGCAGCTCTCATTTTGCTAGCACTCATACCAGTTGCGCCTTCGGCATCCGGATCTCTTTCACCTGCACTAACAACTTTTATACTATCAAAGTCATATAAACCATGTCTGCTTGAAACACCATTATATTTTTTTAAAATAGTATCAAATTCTCTTACTCTATCACTACCCACAACCATAGTAACATCTGTATAACCTTGTTTATGTAATTTAGTAGCAATATCTAATACCATATTTGTAGTATTAACTTCTATGTTTCTTGCATATTGAGGAAACATCTTTTTCATATATGCTAGTTTTTGTTGTGGTGATAATGGATTCTTTTTAGGGTCTTCACTTCTACTTAAAAAGATTTTAAAATCTTTCGTAGGTATAGACTGTACTTTCTTAATAAGTTTTTCATGCCCAATTGTAGGTGGGTTAAATCGACCAAATGTAAATGCAATAGATTTACCTTTTGCTTCATGCATTTCTAAATCATCTATTTCATCTGGTGTTACTTTACCATCATCTAAAATCTTTTGACATTTTTTGTAGAATTTTAAATAGTGATATTTTTCTAACATCTTATAAACTACATTTTTAGGTAATCTATTTTTTACACCAAACTTTCTGATTTCATCTGGTGACATATCTTTATCAAATGCAGCTCTTCTATCTGCATCCACACCATCACCTATTTTGATGATCTGTTCTATATCATCTTCAATTTCATTTAACTTATCATTTAGTTTATCTTGTAAATTTAAAACATCATCTGGTTTCAAATCTTCTAATTCTCTGTAATCTATAATATCTCTTTTTAATTCTCCTTTAACAATATCTAACTCTTGTACTTTTTTGTTAAAGTCTTTGATATACATGTCTATATCAAATGTAAAATCTTCTGGTCTTTTTATAAACTTATTTGACTCAATATCAAACACAGCGTCTGCCTTTTTGTTTTGGTCATCATAAGTTTTTTTATCTGTAATAAAATAATAGTTAATAGGGTGTTCAGAACCAGGTATTAATTTACCTTGAATATTATCTGGATTTTTAGATGATAGATACTTCTTAGATAGTCTTTCTCTTTCACTATCTTGTTTATCAGCTGGCACATCAAACAATACATTGATGTCTAAGTCTGCGTCATTTCTATATCTTTTTGTAAGAATAGAACCTATTAATGATGTTTTTAAAATAGGATATTCTGATTCAAATTCTTTTAATTGATCTTCTATTTGTTTTTTAACACTATCTTTTATTTTAGGATTAGATGTATTAGCGTCATCAAATACCTTAGGTGCATACGTCTTACGTGGTATGTCTATGATACTTTCTAATATTTTATTTTTAAATGACATTACGTTCTCTTCCTTGCTTGTAATTCTTTTTGCACCCATTGTTTACCCATATAATTATTTATTGGTGCTCTTAGTAAACTTGCTACTGTTCTATTACATTTATTTAATGTTTGTGTAATTAATTCTTTTTCACTTGCGCTATTATCAATGACTATAAATTGTCTATTACCAAATAATCTCTGTAATCTGCCAATATTACTTTGTACTGTTTCGTGTGATTTTCTTGTAATATATTCTGGTACACTTCTCTCTCTTTTAGCATTTCTTTGTAATGCAACTTCTAAACTTGTATTTACAAATATCATATAACAATCATAACCCATATTGTTTAACATTGAATGTTGTCTTGCAATAGCGTCATAATCTCTAGCAGTACCGTCAATTACCAAACCTAAACGACCCATAACATATTGATCTAATGCTGTGGCAGCTGTTTGTTTTGCTCTTTTTCTAATAATATCTCTAAAATATCCTTCTTCATCTGGCATATTTAAAGACAAACTTGCCTTTTTTAAACCTCTTTCAAAAAAAGTATCTGAGTTTACAACTTTTAAACCTGAACCAGCAAATGCATTTCTTGTTACAAACGATTTACCAGAACCTGGACCACCTGCTAAAAAGAATGCTTTTAAAATACCAGGATCGTAAACGCCTTCTTTTATAAACTCTCTTATCTCTTTTAAATTTTTCATTTAACTTCTCTTATGATTGTTTTAGCAATCTCTTCTGGTGTATGACCCTCTGCTTTAATATTGATTATTTCATCTTTAAAATAATCTAATAGAGGTGCTGTTTCTCTGTGATAAACTTTTAATCTATTCTTTATAATTTCTGGTTTATCATCTGCACGACCTCTTGCTGTTAATCTTCTTACCACTTCTTCCTCTGATACTTCTAAATTAACAACATAATCATAACCTATATTCTCTTCTTTCATTGCGTCAGCTTGTTTTACATTTCTAGGAAAACCATCAAACACATATCCTTTTTGAGCGTCTGGTTGATTTACTCTATCTTTAACTGCCTTAATAACAATGTTCAAAGGTGCAAATTCTCCTTTGTCTAATAATTCTTTTACTTTCTTTCCGTCTGGTGTATCTGTTTGTGCTAACTTTCTCATCATATCACCAGTATAGATATGTGGTATGCCTAGTTTCTTTGTTATGATTTCTGAGTAAGTTGATTTACCAGAACCAGGTCCACCTATCATTATAATTCTTTTTTGTTCAGCTTCAGTTATAAAATTTTTAAAACTTTTCATTACCCCTTTACCCAATCTTTTTCTATTGTAAAGTTTGCTCTACTAAATTCTAATCTATCTACAAACTTAACTGCACCTGCAACTCTATCAACTGCAACATAACCCTCTGGCGCCGTTACTTTATAACCATTAGGTGTTCTTAAAAAATGTCCAATTGATTGTATCTCTGCTAGTTTATTAATTAAAACGTTCTTTGCATTTTGTAAAGTAACATGAGAAGCAATAGCAAAGTAAATGGCATTTCGGTTTCTATTTACAAATCGTGTTCCTTCTTCTTTAGCTTTGATGTATCTTTCTTTACCACGATCTGTTTTCTTTGCGTCTATTTCTTGTTGTAAAATGTTTGTATAATATTCTTCAAACATATCAACAAGTGTTTTAACTTTTGCCATACTACCTTTGGTGTTTCTTATATAATGATTAAAAAATGTTTTTAATCTAAAACCAACTGTTAAACTATCGTTAGATGTTTTTGACATTTCATCTAAAACAGCAGAAGCCTTTTGTAAACTTCCCTCTGCCATTCTAATACTTGCGTCAAATCTACTTAACTCTGATTTAGTCATCTTACTAGAACCAGTTGTATCTCTATAAGCTGCGTCTGCTAAAAATACTGATTGTACATTTGACTTACCAGAAACAGTACCAAAACCGGCACGTAAACTTGCCATTGTTTTACCTGAGTATGATGTATGAAACACGATACCCATTCTTGCTCTTCGTATTCTTCTTCCGATATCTGAGTTTACAGGTACAGCATATGTTATAGTATTGGGAGTAAAAGTTATCATAGATTCACCATCTATGTTATCTGTCTTTAAATCACCTTTTGTAAATAACAAATCGCCTTGTAATATACCTGTTATGTTTAATCTTTTCAATTCTCTCAAACATATGTTTAACTTCTCGGCCACAGGACCAGAATGATTTTTGGATATGTCTGATGAAGTATAATTTATTTTTGGAGTAACGTTGAATACAGATTTAGTACCAACAAAGAATTTGCCATTTTCTGGATTAATACCACAGATTATAGCTGGTGCGCCGTCCCATTTGACGGACATATTAACTTTTTTACCTGAGTTACCTGCCAGCATATTTCTTACTGACTTTAAGAAGTTAATGGCATTTCTACCACCATTAGAACCACGATTAATTATATCATCTTCTAAATGCTCTAAATGAGTATTCTTCTCCTTAGTAACAAAACCTTTAAAACTAAACATTTATTCTCCAATTTATCCATTACTATAATATCAAAACCCCATTAACAAATCAATAATACTATTTATAAGATTTAAACACGTAATCGCACATAATATGGGTAGGATATATGCCACCTTGTTTATTACGTATGTTAATCTTTAGGGCGATCATTGGTGTTTCGATTTCAATGTCCACTCGTTTACCTGGACCTGTCTTACCACCATAGAAAATACTAGCTCTTTTAGGGTCTGCTAGCTTTTTCATAAACTGTCTTGTCATTTTTAGATGATGTATTTCGCTAGGTCTTTTTGCATGTATATAATGATAACCATAACCTATACCACTCTCTAAAAACTTTTTAAATCTTGGAATGTCCATCTTTTTAATATGTGAAAATAATTCTTTATGTTGAAATATTTTACCACCATAAGAATTAAATACTCTAGCAAACATCTTAGGATCAATACCTAACATCTTTAATAAAGATAGACCAAATGGATTTTTAACTGTGCCTAAGTTCATCATTTCATCTTTGATAAGATATCTACTGACACCTGCATTAAAGAATGTAACTGTACCAGTTGCCTTTAAAGATAGATACGTTTTATTTTTACCATTTGTAGTAACTGTAATATCTGTAACAGTAGCACCAATATTAGGTTCACCACCTTTACCGATATAAATTTGTTGACCTTGCCATACAAGTGGACGTCTTTGGTTTAAATCACCCTCTACTTTTGCTTCAAATGTTTTAGCGTCATTCCACTTAT